TTTTAAACAAAAGAATAAACTATACTAAGCAAAAGTATAGCGATTTATAGGAGAGTGATTTTATGGATATTAAAAGATTAATTGTATCAGATGCAGTTTCAAATAGAGTAAGTTTTGGGAGAGGAAATCCTAAAAACTACCTAACAATACACCAAACAGGCAATACCGCTGCTG